GGCCTTCAGGTGCTGAAGGATGGGCATCTCTGAGATCAGTCGCTTGGTGAAGGTACTGAAGTCGTCCGAGCGGACCTTGGAGGCAGAGACCACGAGAATCTTGATCTGGGGGTTGCAGTACAGCAGCCAGCACACGAAGGCTGACGTGATCCATGACTTGCCTACCCCTCGGAACGCCTCGATGACTTTCCGTCGAGGACCATGCTGGAGGTAGTCGGCAATGTCGTACTGGACCGGGGTGGGATCAGGGAGGCCAAGGTGCTTCCAGACGACATACAGGAAGTTCTTGAAGTTGGAGGCCAGCCTGGGGTCCACCTGGGGAAGTTCGACAGGTTTCGCCAATGTAATCTTTCCGGTTGCGTGAATATAGGACGAGGAGACCCCAGGGAGGCCCGCCATTGAACGATCAATGGTCTGGGCATCCAAGGGTAGCCTGGGGCTATTAGAACCTCTTGTAGGGGCTTAGAATGCCCTTGCTGAAGGAAAAGGGACAACAGAGCCATTCTCAGGCTCATCATCGGGTAGACCAGTGTCCACCTCGGGGAAGGGCAGGTTGTCCACGATGCCCTTCAGTGCTTTGCTCTCGCGGACTGTCTCGATGTTGTTGTCCTTGAGGAACTGGCGGATGGTATTCAGCTCGGATGCGGTCACAGGGCGGGTGTACTCGATCTTCTCCCCGTCCTTGGTGATCTTCACCATGGGGATGCCCGTTACCAGCATGTCCTTGAACTTGTTCGCCAGGAAGCCGTGGAGTTCACCCAGCTCTTTCTCGGTTGCATTGCTCATCGGTTCATCACTTTCTGATAGAGACGTTCAAGGCCAGAGGTACCAAGGCTGGCAACAGCACAAGCGATGCCCACCTGGGCGGTGTAACTGAGTCCAGGAATCCACACCATGGCAGCAGCAGCAGTGACACCAAGGGCCATGGACGACAGGGCACGACCAACGACCACACGGGTGGTGATGGGTTCTTCACTGGCCAGCAGGGTGCCCAACCCAGCTACGAGACCAGCAATGGCAAGGGAGCCAAGGAGTTTGGCGTTGTTTACTTCTTCAAGAGTCATCATTGGACTACTGCGTCCTTTCCTTCGTCCACCTCGATGGACTTTTCGCAATGGTTGGGGTCGATCTGGCTGAGGAAGAAGCAGATCAGCTTGCAGATCGGACAGATGTTCCGCTTGATCTTCTTGCCCATGACGGAACTAAGGGTTTCATCTGGGTCACCGCCAGCAACCGTGTTTATCAGTTGGTCGATAGCAACCAGGATGTTCCAGAGATATTGCTTCACGGAAGCACCAATGAAGGTAGTTCAGCCAGCAGCTCTTCCCGGGATGGGATGGAACGAACTGACGCCTGCACATCCGACAGGACTTGGTAGCAGTACTGCCATACGCTGGAACGCCAGTTGAGAAAGGCGAGACCTTCAGCTTGGAACGGGTTGGCTGCCCCGGAGTATGAGCAGGCGGAGACGATATTATCGTATCCAAACTCCTGGGCGGCCTCATCCAGGTGGTCCTGCACAGCCCCGGTCAGGCTCTGCTTGATCCCCTCCATGGTTACCGCCAGCTCTTCTTGGGTCATGTCAACCACGGTCCAGGAACGGATTGCGTCGTTGCCATTTAATGCGAGCGAGCTGACCAATTTTTGCGTAGGGCCAACTGGAGGTGGCTGTGTATCAACCAGGGGATACCAGCCGTACGCTAGAAGCGCATCGGTAGGCAGTAGATGGAATCCAGAAATGTTTCCATGGGATTTGGGCAGCGCCCTGATAACCAGGGTACCGTTGTCATTAAAAACGTACATGGGGTTCCTTACAGTTCTGATGTGACCAGGGTAATACCGGCGTAATCAGTGACCGAGTACGCGGGGTCAGCAATCGTATCGGCGGTTGGGGTACCCGTTGTTGTTACGCTGGTGATTGTTGGTGAAACGGTCGTGAAGACAGGCACTGAGTCCTGAATGGTGATGTCTCCGTATGTGCCAACGATGTCACCGTCTATTGGGTACTTGATCAGGTACAAATTGCCGTCAGCCTTCATTAGAGAGACAAGGCTGTTGTTGGTGTAATCAATGGCAATTCCGGCATACTGCAGCACGTTCGCAGTGGCGTGTACAAACGACTTACCCCAACTTGGCGTAATTGGAACGCTGTCTGGGTACTTGAAAAGCACGATGGAGTCCGGGGTAGAGTCCAGATTCACGGCGGAAGCGTACAGGTTGCTATCTTCGGTGTTGTACGCCAGCCCGAACGTAGTGAACCCAGCGGTCGTCACAGTCTTGTTTGCCCCAGCAGCTGTACCGTTCTGGCGCTTAATGTGTACGTTACCAAGGTTAGAGCACGGGCCGCCAGCGTGCTCATCGTTCCCGTTGATAGCAAGGGCGTACGCTGTTGTAAGGCCAGAGGCCCCAGTGTAACGATACCCGCGAACTAACCCATAAGAGGAGTTGAAGCGGGCATAGGAGAAACCCGTCCCG